AAGCTCTCTGGCTAACAAAGAAGTAAATGCTTCCGGAAGAGCTAGCGACACACTGAGCGATGCTAACGCATCTATGGAGAAAATAATGGATCCCGAAGAAATCAAGAAACTAGCGCTTGAAGCTGCACAAAAGGCAATGGATGACAGAGCCGCAGCCGAGAAGGCCCTAGCCGAAGAAGCAGCCCGTAAGGCCGCAGAGCAAAAGTCCGCTAGTGAAGCTGTTACTTCAGCTATCAGCTCAGGACTAACAGAAGGTGCAGAGCGCCTTTACGCCGATATCGAAAAGAAGATGTCAGCCCGTGATGCGGACGCTGGCAAGATTCTAGACGAAAAGCTAGCTGAAATTAAGGCAGCATCTGAAGCACTAACTAAGATGCACGACAGCAAGCGCAGCTTCCTAGACCGTGGAAACGGCGACTGGAAGACCGACAAGAAGCTAAAGGCAGAAGCTGAAGACGCAGTTATTCTTGGTCTAGCAACCCGTAAGGGCCTAAACACAGATTTTGCTAAGTCAGTTATGCAAAAGGTTAACGAGCACTCAGGTGTTCAAGTTTCCTCAGCTGACTTCGAACAAGAAGTTTCAAGTAACATTGAACGCGACGTCCAACTACAGCTGGTCCTAGCGCCTCTGTTCCGCGAAATCACACTTCGTTCAGCAACTCAAATCATCCCTATCCTACCTGACTCAGGTTACGCTGAAATCACGAGCAACCAAGCTGCTTCTGGTTCTTCACCACATGGTAACATCGCTAGCCGTGGTGATACCTTCGGCGCACCTTATGGTGGTAACGACCTAACCGAAGTTACACTAAGCACCATCAAGCTGATCAGCCAATCTTACCTAGGTAACGAAACTGAAGAAGATGCAATTCTGCCTATTCTTCCCCTGATTCGTGAAACCATCGTTCGTTCACACGCACGCAGCATGGAAAACCTGCTACTTGCTGGTAACCACGCTGACGGTGTTTACACCTCAGGTGCCGCAAACGGTCTAATCAACCTAGCCGCTGCAAACTCTGGTGCTCGTCGTACACAATCCGCTACAGCGTTCGCTTCGGAAGCCCTAACAGGCGACCACCTGCTAGCCGCTCGTAAGAATATGGGCAAGTATGGCATTAATCCTAAGGACGTTGTTTACATCGTATCCCTAAGAAGCTACTACGAACTCCTACAAGACACCGACTTCCAGGACTGGACTGCTGTTCAGGACATGTCAACGAAGATGACTGGTGAAGTTGGTTCGATCTTCGGTTCTAAGGTTATGGTATGCGACGAATTCGCTACACCTGCGGTTTCTAAGTACTACGCACTTGCAGTTAATACTCGCAACTTTGTTGTTCCTCGTCTACGTGGAATGAGAATGGAAAGCGACTACGAAACTGCAAACCAGCGTACAGTTATCGTTGGATCGCAGCGCATTGGTTTCACAGAAATCATTGCAGGCGCAACTTCTGTTTGGGGCCTTCAGTACAAGGCATCCTAATAAATTTGAGGGGGAGGCAACTCCCCCTCTTACTAATGGATTTACATGGCAAATTTACTAACATTAGAAGAATATAAGGCTGCAAAGGGTCTATCCGGTTTCACGGAGGACGCAAAAATCACGCCTCTATTAGAGTCAGTAAGTCAATTAGTAAGAACCTATTGCAATAGGGAATTTACAACCTATTACGGTTCAGATAAAACGGAATATTTTACGGTCAAATGGAACGACCAATCGGTACAACTAAATGAAACACCTATAGTGTCTATTACTAGTGTATCTGAGCGCGAGTCTATTACTGGGTCATATACAGCTCTAGGAGCCTCGGAATATTATACAGATACTGATACAGACTGTGTATTTAGAGTTGATATTAACGGTACTGGGTTTACGTCGTTTAAACCAGGGCCTGCATCAGTTAAGGTGGTTTACAAAGCGGGTTATGCCGCTACGCCCGCGGATTTAAAGCTGGCGCTTATTGACCTTGTAACCTACTATCTTAAAGAGGAATACAAGCCAGGTAAGGCTATCGCTAGCGTAAATGTTCAAAACAACACTAGCAGCAGCCAAAACAATAGTCCCGATTTCCCAGATCATATCAAGAGAATACTAGATCTTTATAGGACGTACTAATGGCTAAGGGTGATCTATATAGATTAGCTGTTGAAGCTAGGGATTTTCTCCAAAAGGAAAAAGCTTTCCGTGCAGAGTTAAATAAGCAGACACATGTTTTTTCTGTAGACGCAGTAAAAGTCCGTAATCAAGCTTATATACAATTAGAAAAATTTCATGGAACTTCAAAAATGGAGTTAAGGGAAAAGCAGAAAGTTTCATCCCTTATAAACCAGTATGTTACCTCAATGTACTTAAAATTTAAAACAAAAAATGTTATAGTAACTGGTAACAGTAAAAAGTTTACGGTAGAAGTTTCAGACTACGCAAATAACTACGCAGTTATAGTAGAGGCTAGAACTGAGTTACAGCAATGGTTGACTCGTGAAATAAATAAGGTTTTAAATACAGATGCGTTTACATCTGGTTCCTTTTTAGACACTGGGCACTCCATAGGGGTAGCAGATAAACAAGTAGATAAGGCATTTGAAAAGATACGTTTTGCTAATGATACAAATACTGAAGTAGCTAAATTACTTGTTAATACTATGCTATTAAAAGTTTCCTCGAAATTTGTGGGAAGTAGTAAAGAATTTATTATTGAGCTGTCTGAAGAAGCCGCAACAAAAAATAGATCAAACGCCTCTAAGGAAAAAGCACGACGAAAAAATGCCGAACTAGCCTTGGAGTCTTTTATAAGAAAACATGATTGGATTAATCAAAAAGGCTCTGACTCTTATAAAGAGTTTGTAATAAACAGTGTGTTAAATGAGGCTGCTAAGAGCAAACACTTTAAGGGCAAAGCCCCAAAATTAAATATATCTCCAGCCACTGCGTCTCTAAGTATTAAGAACGAATCTAAAAGAAAAGTAGTAAGACATACAGAGCATATTGATATAGTTGGGCAACAAAGACAAAAATCATCAATTGATATTATATCTTTACTCAATGCCAAATTACCAGAAGAAGTCCGTAAGCGAATGACTTACCCTAGGCTTGTGAACAGGACGGGCAGGTTCGCTAGCTCTGTTAGAGCTGTAGCTGAAACCCGCACTCCATCAGGGGCCTTAAGTATTGCGTATACGTATCAAAGAAGCCCATACCAAGTGTTCGAACGAACTTTAGGTCGGGCCCCATGGAATACCCCCGAACGCGAGCCTCGCGATTTAATTAATGAATCTATAAGAGCTATTGCTGCTTCGGTAATGACCGAAAGATTCTTTACTAGGAGAGTATAGTGCGATCACTAACAACTAGAAGAAACGCTATAGCAGTGGCCTTACTAGACAAGCTTAAGCTCATAGATAGTACGGGAGATTATAGAACTAACATATTGGAGTTTTCTCCTAAGCTTAAATTTTGGGATGAGATAGTTGAATTCCCTGCTGTACACCTTAACCCAGGCAGTGAAACTAGAGTTTATCAGGGTGGGGGTTACAGAGATAGGTTTATGAACATCACTATAAGGTGTTACGTAAACCAAGAAAATTCTCAAGAGTATCTTGAGGCGCTCCTAGAGGATGTAGAAACCGTAATAGAAAACAACGGTAGATTGGCATACCTAGATTCTAGAGGAGCGCAACAACACACACGTGATATTAAGGTTCTTAGTATCGAAACGGACGAAGGCGTCCTTGACCCTATTGGGGTCGGGGAAATCACAGTCGAAGTAAGTTATTAGAAAACGCTAACCAGAACAAAGGTTCAGGAGTTATGCCTTTTCGATATACATAGGAGAAGCCGATGCCTCTTGCAGCAGGCGCAACCAATCTATTTTTCAACAGAGATACTAAAGTATTCATGGGCGAAACCCTAGGAGCTCTTGTAGCACTATCCGCTACTGCGGCGGCCTCTAATGAAGTAACATGTCCTTATGCTCACGGTATGACTACTGGGCAGCGTGTAGTATTTTCTAACATTACAGGACTTACAGGTCCGGCAGTTGCCACAGTGTACTTCGTTATCGAAGGCTCTACAGCACTAAAGTTCAAGATTGCAACCACACTAGCTAATGCTATTGCGGGTACTGCGGTCACCGTTACAGGTACGCCAACAGCCGGTACTACAGCCGCTCATGCCGTAGATAACTTTGTTGTTCCTACTGCTGTGACTCCAGGGTCTAACACAATCGTGTTTACTTCTGCTACAGCAATGTTTAGGACAGGCGACCTTGTACAGCTTTACGATATTTCACCAACATCTGACCCAACCAACTTACAGTATTCTGGAGTTTACCTTGTTTCTGCAGTTACAGCAGGAACTAGCTTTACAGTCACAGCTACTGGTGCAACAGCATCAGGCGCATTCTCGGCGCCAACCGCATGTAAAGTTGTGGCTATGTCACTGTGGGAAATCCCAGTTCTAGCAGGGTATGCTATGACCCAAGGGAATGCGACTTCGGAAATCACACTAAATGAAATGGTGAGCTCAACTGGAGCTAGCCGTCGCGGTCGTCAGATGTTCAACGATTCACTTAGTCCCGCTGAGTGGAGTTTCGATACATACGTGCGCCCATACAAGTATACCAACCACTACTCTGTTGAAGAGCCTCTATGGATGGCCCTAACTGGTAGAAACGTTGGTATTGTTTCGGGTTCCGGGGACACAGCAACCACTACCTGGGCCATGGGCTCTACTAGAACTTCATCTCTCCACACAATTGGGTTCTCTAACTCTAACGTTATTGACCTTATGGACTTCGATCTCTTTTTCGTTCTAGGGGCTAACAAAATTTCCGGCAAGAACTATACTCTAACAGATGCTGGCGACACTACCATTTATCGTGTTGGACGTGCAGTAGTTAACGAAGCCTCTATTAGCTTCGATATTGACGGCATTACTTCAGTATCTTGGTCAGGCATGGGTAGAGCAGTTCAGGAGATTGGATACTTCCACGGAGCTACCGCAGTTTCTAACGCCATTACTAACACTAACAACTTTATTAGAAACCGATTAACTACACTAACGGCAGTAAGTTCAGCTACAACCGGTTCAGTAACTTACAACATTACGTTAACTGGTGGGTCTATTTCAATTAACAATAACATTTCTTATGTAACACCAGAAACTCTGGGCGTTGTTAATAAACCACTAGCAGCGGTAGCAGGGACTAGAACTATCGGTGGTACATTTACTGCTTACATGGACGAAGTTACCAATGGCAGCCTGGATCTATTCCAGAACCTAGCAGAAAGGTACAACAGTGTTGTACAAAACTCGTTCGCACTAGATTTCTATGTTGGAGGGTTTACTAATACTGACGTAGTTACAGCACCAGGTATTCAGTTTACCTT